CCGCCACCGCCGGCGCCACCGCCACCCATTTTTTCAAAGCCTTTTTCTATGGCTTTAATAATGTCATCTATAGATGCACTCAATGATTAATCCTCTTTTACAATAACCTAAAATAAATAGTTTGTATGAGAAAAACTTACTAATTGCTACTTGAGCTTATCTCTGAATTGTGGAGGCGGCTGTGGTTGGTTGTGGGCACTCAAAGTTTGTGAATTGCCGCCTCTACCTCTTTTGGCATTTTCTATTGCTTCGTTCTCCGCTTGAAGCTGCTTAATTAACCTTTCTACAAACCACATGCGGAGCCCTACAGGAAGATTATACGCTTCGGTAAATGACCAACCTCCATTATATTTTAAAAAGAAGAACTGCTCATAAACAGCTTGTACGTATTCATCGGTCAGGCCAAAAAAAGTCCGCAGTCAGCGGCACCTCCATGTCCTGCTGGTGGTCACAAGCAGGACATATAAATACTTGCGTCAGGTCTACATTTGGAGCGGTTAGTTTGTATGCCAATCTTAAGTGGCGAGAGTCTAATGCTGGCATATTAGATGTGACATAGTTAATTGCTTCATTAGTGTTGTTGCCATTCACTGAGACTATAAAGTTTTTAAGCTGTCTAGTTATGGCTCTTTCATGAATTTTCTGTTTTCGATCGTTCTTGAGACCACTCAAAACATTTCTTTCATCATCGCCTCTAAGCAATCTAAACTTAATATCTAATCCAGTTGCTGGCAAAACAGTGTTAAACGTACCATCGTTATTGTTAATAACTCCTAATTCCTCAGCAGAGCCGGGACCAGTTATACTAACTGAATTTAAATCAAAGGAATATTTATCCGTTGTTCCGCAGGCAGGACAAGTAACTTTTGTTGTGTAATCGCTTCCATAACCGCTAACTCTGATTGCTATCAGCATTGCGTTTCGATCGCCAACAAACATCGTATCTGGATTAATTCTTTTATCAACAATTAGGCTTTTTAAGAGTCTATCAACCGCAACACCCTTCTTTAACAATGTTTGTGAAGTAAGCAAATCTTCCTCTTTAGCAGTCATTTGACGAACTTCAATACTATCTTGGCCATGAAGAGGATGATCAGCTGGATAAAATTTACCTTGCGAGGGAAGTTCAACAAATTCCGTTGGTACAACAAACGAAAACCCAGCCGGGGGCTCATTTGTTGTGGCTGTTGTTGCTGCAGCAGTAGGCGCCACAGGGACGCTTGCATCAGGAGTCGTCGCGCCTGTGCGGTCTTTATTTCTAGACAATATACACCTCTCGTTTTGTTTGTCTTATTTTAAATTTCGAAGAATGAACTCTCACCGGTACCGGCAACTGCAGAGGATTTACCTTGTGGTGTCTCTACTCTCGCCCAGTCATATCTAAGTTTAACGCTCATTTCAGTTAAATCATCTTCACCATATGCTAAATCACCATACTTAAGTTCTGTAACAAATGAATTCCATAAAGTCCATTTTTCAAGTGGAGCACCATCAGAATCTAATTGAGTAATAATTACGGTCCCTAAAGCACCAGCAGATTTTGCTTTTGACATGCTAGTCAAAGATGTCGCATCTGTAGGGGGTGAATAGCCTGATTGTACCACGATATCTGAAAGAGTTGCAGCCATATCAGGATCAACTGGATCTACCAATGTTAAATCTACCTCGTTCCAAGTAACACTGCCAGGATAATAAAAAGTATGGTTGAGATACTTGTGCTCAGCAGATGCGATTGCAAAAGATGGCTTTGAAACAGTTTTCGCATACCATATAGAGGCGCCACCTTGAGCAGCTTGGATTCCTTGGATCTCTACCGTAAATCTAAATTTTCTCTTTGGATCTTTGAGATCAGTATTTTCACCAAAGTTTGTTGACCAAAATGCCATTATGTGAGTCTCCTATAGTGTCTAAAATAAGTAGTGATATGGGGAAGTTTTCCCCATAATTTAATCATCGAACGAAGCGCCTGTGGATGCTACCACAAAGTCAATTGCAATATATTCAATTGCGCGAGCTGGCTTAATCATAATCTTAGCATACATAATGTTCTGATCAATTAAGTCAGGGGTCGTAGTGCTTTCATCAAGAATTAGTTTATAGTCTGTAATACCAAATCTAGTCTTAACATTTGCCAAGAAAGGCTCTACCAAAGACTTGAAGCGATTCCAGGTTGCCTGGACATTCTGCTCGAATAAAACTTGTGTAGAGAGGATGGAAATCTGCTTCTTAAGGAAGATAACCAGTCTTCTCACATTAATTCTATCTAGTGCGCTCTGACGCTCTTGAAGAGTTTTCTGTCCAAAAAGCACAATACCGGTGCTGGGGAATGACGCAATTGGGTTAATATTACTTTCGTAAAGATTGTCACGATCTTTTGATGTCAATCTTTCAGTAATTCCGGTGACGGAGATTCCTGCTGCTCCATCAGTCAGGCCGCCGCGATTAAATCCGGCCGGCGCAAACCAAAGTTCTGATGTCGCTTGAGAGCTAGCCAACACACCCATAACTGCTGTGCTGGGCGGTAACCAAACTAATTGTCCCGTACCTTCATCGCGAGTCTGAACCCATGGGTAGAAAGTGGCTCCGTAGCTTGAATCAATATCTCTGTCTCTAAGTGCTTTAGCAGCTTGTAATGGCGTTGTACCAAGCCTATCCGCCTTGGTGCTCTTATATGCCTCATGTGGGGGAATATAAACATCAGGAAGATCAATTAAGGCCAAAGCATCGGCTCTATCTTCGCAAGTATTAACCACGTGATCAGTTAATTTAGATAGAGTCAAGCCGGGTACTGCCAACATGTTCATATCAACGGCTTCTGGATCGGCCACTGTGTCAATAGCTCTCTTAATAGTGTGGTAGATATAGCTGTTGACATCTGTAGAATTTTCACTCATTCCCGCGTTGTAGAGCGGATCAGGTTTTGTAATATCAAAACCATCATGACCACCCCAGAATGGAGCAGTAAATCTATTATATCCTGGCTCTAATAAGTCATTAAGCGAAGCAGTGGTAACGGAGGTCTCGATGGCTCTAGAGCCTGAAGAGTAAAAATATCCGCTAGACCCGCTAACAATGTCATCCAGGCTGAAAACATAAGACCACGCATCAACACCGGCAGTTGCTTGCCATCCAGTTGTGACCGGATCGCTAGGAAAGTCAGTATACAGAAGTCCATGAGCATCGGCAATACCGCGTTGGGATGTGGACGAGGCACTCTGCTGTGTGGTCTGGAAGCCAAAATATGCCTTTGTTGGATCTGATAATCCACCATCTGATGCTGAATTTCTGAGCCTTACCTTTGGAAACCGAAGGGAACCGGTCAGGTTTCCAAGCTCCTTGTTCGTGGCAGAGCCCACTGCGAACACCAAACTGCCACCAGAAAGGAAAGGCTGTTCCGTCATGCGCTGACCTGCGGCATTTTTATTTGGAACGCCAGTGCGAGCTGGGGCGACGACAGTGCCGCCGGTGATGAAAGATGTTGTTTTTACAGTGGTTGCTGAGCCGGCCGTTCCAACAGCAATCTCATAAGCACCGCTAACACACGCAATGATATCAGTGAATTTCGGAGGCCCAAAATAACCAACCGGAAGAAGCGACGCATCTGTGGCGCCTGCTTCAACGTCAGCATTCATCTCTACATAAATTATGTTTGACTGATTATCGTATTCGCCATACTCTTTAAGTCTCTTTTCAGTAGAATCCCATTGTACATATTTGTCTCCAATTCTTCTTGCAATAAAGTTTACAGAAGTTGGATCTAGCGAAAGGTTATCGTATCTTTCAAGCACAACAACATTATTGTCAGTGTCATTGATATTTCTCAATACTAACGAGAAAGTACCATATTTAGTGGCATTTGATGTAGGTGTTCTAATTTTTTCGATAGAAACTTTGACATTTTTCGATAACCACTCTCCATGGCCGCGTCCAATTAGACGAAAAAGCTTTTGCTGATTAAAAGGCACATAACTAGCGGCGGCGCCCAGATCCTGGCCGATAAACCAACCGGCAACAGCTTCTCTAGATTCTTGTTTTCTCTGGTGCGGCCCAAGACCGGCAGTATTTTGAATTGGAAGAAGAACAGCTTGAGAACCCGTGAGCAAGCTTACCCCGTCACCATGGCCATCGATTGGATCAGTACCATCTCTCAAGAATGCTTCGTATGATTCACCAAGCCAATATGACTTTTCAGAGGCTGCAGGATAAAAGTCTGAGGCATTTGAGTTTCCTAATTGAGGATTTGTATTAAACTTTTTGCGAATATAATTCTCAGAAGATTCGTCAAAGTTAAACTTAATTTTCTCTTGCTCTGTAAGATCAGAATTGCTGGTGCCGGCTACTATCATAGTCCACAGACCATCATCGCCGCGGCCAATTACAACTCCAGCTGAGCCTGTAGTGCCGCCGCCGCCATATAACTTATCAGATCCTGGTTCTTTTTGTTCATTTAATCCACCACGAACAGTACCGCTCAGTGCAAGCTGTCCATTATCGATATACCAGACAGCTGCTAAGTTACCTTCTGCGCAGTTCGTATGGGCTCCTGAATGAAAGATAAACATACCATAAGCACCACCATTACTGGCAAAGGTTTTATTAGCATTGTTAGGATTCTTCCAGCCAGCATCTCCACTAGAACCATCGGTGGTGTAGTTTTCTTGGCCAAGAACACGAACGTAAGTAAGAGGTGCAACGTTTGCTCTTAAAAATGCTTTTGCAGCATAAGTGCCATACATTGGAGATTGTTGATTTCCATCTCTGAAAACATCGCCACCCCTATTACCGGGAACCGTGTCTCCAAACATTGTAACAAAATCTGAATATGATTGAACCTGAATAGGCGTCATCGCAATTCCGCGACTCGCACGACCAATCACAACTGGGCCCGTTGCTTGGGCTGACTGGGGAACAAAGGAGTTATCAATTTCGTTAATAAACACTCCAGGAGATACAAACTTAAAACTTTTTACTGACATATTGCTTTCCTCTTATAAAAATCTCGCAAATGATGCTGCAATCATTAATTAAATAGTATTTTTAATTTCAAAAGGCTTCAAAAGGCAGTTCAGGAAGTGTAAATTTATCTTAAGTATCTATGTCGCCGAAAATATTAGGAACACCGGGGGGCGCAACCCTTTCTTGCGGAAAAGAAACCTCAACTGTATTTTCATCTATTCTTACGATAGGGCGATCATCATTAGCGCCCTCTCCAATTAAATAACCTAGCACATTAATTGTAACTTCAGTTGAAAACATTCTTGATTCTTGGCCTAGGTTTCTAACATTGTTGTCGTGAGAAAAACCTTGATCAATAAACGCCTCATATAGGTGCCCATTTCTTTTTAACGTAAAAGCATTAATTTGGCCGGTTCTAGTCATAAACGGCTGAACAAGCTCATTCATTTGTTGTTGATATTCTGATTTTATAAGAATCTTATATTCAACATTCACATAAACAGGAATTGGCACAGATAAGCTTTGAATAACTACTTTTTTATTAGCTCTTGGTGCGTATCTTTGTCTCGTACCTCCAGATTTTTGACTTCCGCGTGTGGTACCCACCACTGCAAAATTTCTGGTTTTATCTTTGACTATTCTTTTTGCAATCACCCATCTACCAGATCTGCCATTTTGATCAGTAGAGTAATAATGAGCCTGGAAGGAGCCTTTTTTAGCAGGATCTTTTGTTACGTTTGTTCTTGTCACACTTATCAATGGTAATTTTAACGCACCAGTTTCATCTCTTATGTTAGATTTATTCTTGACCTGAAACGCTCTTTCGGGAACCTGCCAAAGAACTGGCACCTCGGTAAAGCCCTCATTTGTGTTAGAGCTTAATTTTAAATCTTCCTTTAGCCAAGAAACCATTGCATAATCAATCGTCTCCAGCGTTGAAGCCAACATGCCCAGCTCTTTAAGGGTATGCTCAGATGACCCTGGTGGCAACATGGCGAAATCAAAATTATCAGGTAGCATCGAACAACCCCTTTCTTGCGCGTTTACATTCCGCAACTATTTCAAACTCATTTCCAACTTGACCAAACAACAATTTATCCTCCGATAACTCAACTATCTCATAGTAATGATCGCCATAAAGAACAAAATCGCCTTCTCTTACAAATAAATCTTGATCTTCGGTAAGTCTTCGCTTGTGAAAATGTACAGTAATCTCCCACTGCTTGTCGATTCCAACACCCTCAAAATAATCAGTCTTTTCAGTTTTCCATTCTACAAGCGCGTACACTCTAACAGGCGGAAGATACGTTTTTTCCACAGCCTCTCCATATAAATCATGAAAATTGGTTGTTTCCAGATCTATTGAGTAATACAAGATTTGCTGACCTATAACTTTTTCAATAAGTTCGTCATTTACTTGTTTTACAAGATCCCGCTCTTTCTTTCCAAGAAATAGTGGGGGTGGTGGTGTTTCTGGTCTATCCCAATCATTTGCCATGTTTTATCATCCTACAAATATTGGCAGAGGCGAGTTTTTGAAAGTTGCGGTCGTGGCATCAGCCATTTCAGTGTCTTTCTTCGCTAGCTCTGTGTATTCCATTGTCGCTAACATTTCTGTTAAACTTGTTTTTAGTTGTTCTTGCTCTTCTTTTGCTTGACCTAATAGTTCGGCATGATTTAAAGTTACACTCTCGCCTGGAATTGGCATGGTGGTAAACTTACCTCGAACTTGACCCAGCATTTCTTTACACAGCGCAAGTGCATATTTTCGTATCCATTGTTTTCCAATAGAATTAATATTCTCATAGCGAAGATTTTCAAAAGGTAACGTATTCATATTGTTTACGCCCAATGTGCCATCGTGATACCCATCTGGCTCTTTCCAGGCATCCTCTTCAATATAAAATCTAAACCATATTCTATCCAGCTGCATGGACCAATAGCTTGGGGTTGGGTAAAGTCGCAACTTATTATTTATTAATTCGTATGAATAATGCGATGTTCTTGTGTAAATTGAGTCTTCATACATAATTGCTTGCATTTTGTTCTGCCATGTGGGAATAATCTCAAATGTAGAATCATCTGCAAACTGACCATATGTAGAGTAATTTCCGACCACTCCAACACCACCATAATATCCGTAAAACCTCCACATAGCACGAGGAGATATAAAATAAACTTTAGTAATGGTTATTTTCTGATTATTATCAATTTTTCCTGAGAAGTCAACCGCTTGGCCGCCATCATCCTCTCCAGAGGAGGAGGCATCCTCAATAATTTTTTGAAGATCGTAATCTTGCACATTTGTTGATGGCGCAAAAGATCCAGAATACTCTCTAATGGTTCCTCCAAGACCTCCGATTTGAGATAAGCCAGCTCCAATCTTTTTAGCTGAGGAAAATTGAAATCTAGGGTATCTTACCGCTATTTGAGGAGTGCCGGCGCCCGTAACGGCTGATTTTAATCGACCTTCATAGTCAAAAGTACCAGTGGTTTGCCCCAACATGCTTGAGAGCGAATTTTTGCTTTGGTGCAAATTTATAATATATGAATATTCTAAGCATGCTTCTTCGTAGGCTGCGTATACATTATCAACCGTTAGTTCTATGTCAATTACATCGCCGCCAAGCTTTTTGTAGACATAATCAACCTGCATGGATGCACCAGTAAGAAAGTCTAGCGAACCCGTATAAGCGCCAAACGGACATGCAGTTAAAATAGTTTGTCCAGCCACTGCTCTATCATGGGCGGCAGAATCAGCTACACCGGCTTGTACGCCTGCAGCGCCTGTGGCGGGTAAAACTATTGCGCTGGTTTGTGACTGCGGATTTAAATTAGTGGGCATGTAAAGTCCTCCTTGTGTAATTAGTTCTCATAAAACAAAACCCCCACGCAAGATGGAGGCTCGTTTACAAAGAAAAACTTTATTTATACAGAAGCACTAGTTGTTTTCTTTTTTGTGGTTCTTTTTTTCGTTGTTGTTGTCTTTTTGCGAGGTGTTGGCGCCGGTTTCTTAGTTTTAGTAAGCTTAGGCGTTGTTACCTTCGTAGTCGTAGGGGTTTCCACAATTTTTGGTGTTGTTTTAACCTCTGGGGTAGTTACGACGGGTGTGTGTGTTGCTTCAACAACTTTTGTTTCCTCTTCAGCTACCTCAGTCTCAGCTTTCTTCATTAAAAGCCTCATTCTTGGGTGATTTGAATGTTTTGAACGAAATTTAGCCTTAGCGGCTTTTAGTCTTCTTTTCTTACCCATAAAAAACTCCTTTTTTGTGTAGTAACTAGTATAAAAAAGC